GTTGACCTCATGGGGGACGGTCAGCGGCTTGCTGTTGATCTGAATGAAACGGCGGTCGGGGCGGCGCTCCACCCACGTCTGCGGCACCTTGTCGCCCTCAACGGTGACAAACTGCTTGCCCTCTTCGGGAATCATGGTGATCGCGCCGTAGTAGATGGAGAAGTCGGCGGCGGTGGACAGCAAGGCCAGCGTTCCGTCGGGAACAAGGGTCTTTTCCTCCGGGGCCGCGGGGTTCGTCCAGTCGTCCAAATACCACTCGTTGTACTGGTAGATGTCCAGCCCCAGCTTGTGGATCGTGCCGACATAGGTAATGCCGTTAGGCAGTTCGCGGGGCTTGATGACCGCGAGATCATAGGCTTTGATGTCCAGCACGTCCTTGACCTTCTTGTGGTTGATGAACGCGGCGACGACATCCTTTGCCATGATGCAGATATTGCAGTTCACAAAACCGCTCTTCTGCACGCTCTCGCGCCACCGCTCCAAGTCGGCCAGCGGGTCGGAGGTTTCGGCGCTCCATTTCATGGTGTCGGTGACGATGGTTTCCGTGTTGGAAAACTCAAAGTCGATCACCTCGTTCAGCCCTTCGCCGACAATGGGAATCTGCCCGGTGAAGATCGCCGTTGCCGCCATCCACTCTTCCCGGCGAACGATCATTTCGTTCAGTTCCCGGAAGTCCTCCGCCAGCTTCTCAACCGCCCGTTCTGCCGGGGTTCTGCCGCTGTACGGGTTTTCGCCCGCGGCCCGCTCCATCAGGTCGTCAACGGTGGTGATCTTGTTGGGGGCCACCAGAACGGGGGTGTAACTCTTCGTCTGATAACCGCTGTTGGGAACGGTCTTGCCGCCCACCTTCGGGTGGACGAACGGGGCAAGGGCGCGCCCGCCCTTCTTGAAATCGACTTCAACGCTCTTCGTCACAAACGTTCTGCGGTTCCGAAAGAACGTGTCGCGGAAAAACGTGTGGACCGGGGGCATTCTGGTAATCAGCTTGCCCAGCGTGCGCGGGGTGTAAATATCGGTCTGAATAGACATAGTTGTTTTCCTCCTCCTGTTACTTCAAAAAGATACCCAACTTGCGGAAAGCGGGTTTCAGGGCTTCGGCGGTCACGCCGTCCGGCAAAACCAGCGCGTCGGCGAAAAATTCGCCCGTCATGTAGTAGACCACGCCGCCGTCGGTGGAATCCGCCGCGGCAATGCCGCAAAGGTTGTCAATGGTCGCTTCCGCGGCTTCCTCCACGCCGTTGTCGGTCAGGGAAACGGGGGCATACTTCCGAACGGTCTTGCCCTCCGCCACGTCCCCAACCTCCGTCACAATGGGAAATTCACCCGCAAAGAAATTCACGGGGGTGGTTTGATCCTTCTGGATTTCAAACATAGTGCTTTACCTCCTTACTTCGTCTGGGGGAACAGCTTATCAATCGCCGCGTCAACCTCGTTGCCGCCTGCGCCCGCCGCGCCCTCCATGCCGCCGCCTGCGCCAACAGCGCCCGCGCCGCTCTTCGTTGCGTCGTCGTCCCGGTCCTGAATGTACTTGCCGCCCTGCTTCTTCTGTTCGGCGACGATCAGTTTTGCCACGTCGCCCGCGGCAACGGGGTTCTTGAATTTCGCGTCGGAAACGATATTTTCAAACCCCGCCAGCGCCACGTCCTCGATGTCCTGAATCCGCTTGCGCTCCGCGGCGGTTGCTTCCTCCGCAATCTGCCGGGTAAGATCAGGGAACGCGGCTTTCAGGCCGTCAACGGTGGTGATGTCCTTAGTTCCGTCCATTTTGTTTCGCTCCTTTTTGTCGTTTTGATTTTGGTTATTATTTGAAAAACCGCCGGGCGTGTGGGCCGTCAGGCGGTTTAACAACGAAACGGGCATATTGGGGAATTGTTCAAGGTCGATTGAAACGCTGTTCACAACAACTTTTTCCACATTTTCAACCGTTGTTTGCACGTCCTCGAACATCAGCTTGTCACAATAGCCGGATTCAACGGCTTCTTTTCCGTCCATCCACGTTTCCGCCGCCATCGTTGCGGCGATTTCTTCCGCGTCCTTCCCGGTTTTCAGGGCATAGCCGTTCACAATGGATTGTTTAATCACTTTCAGTTCTTCCGCCATCTTCACGAAATCGGCTTCCCCGTAGTAACCCAACGCGCCCATTTTCGGGTCATGCACCATGAACACGCCGTTTCTCGGAATCTCGATCACGTCGCCCGCCATTGCGACGATAGTTGCCGCGGAAGCGGCCCAGCCGTCGATCTTGACGGTGATCTTTGCCGCGTTGTCCTTCAACCGGGTGTAAATAGCGTTTGCGGCGAAAACGTCGCCGCCGCCGCTGTTGATCCGAACGACGATTTCCGGCACGCTTCCCAGCGCGTCCAGTTCCTTTGTAAACTGCCGGGGCGTTACTTCGTCGCCCCACCACGTTTCGGAAGCAATATCGCCGTAAAGGATCAGTTCGGGCGGGTTGTTCTCCGCCGCGGCCTTGAAACTCCAAAAATGCTTATTCTTCGCCGGGGTTTTCTTTTGTTCCATCTTGCGTTACCTCCCGCATCAATTTTTCTTCCCGCTTCAACTGCGCCGCGTTGCGGTAGAAGTCGGACCCGTTCATTTCCATAGCTTCGCGGTCGCGGGTGGAAAATCCGTTCTGTACCCGCTTTTCCGCCGCTTCGACCTCTTGTACGGGGTTCAAAAGCCCCTGCGCCGGGCCGTTCCACTCTGCGCCCGTGAACGCCTTTCGCCGCATCGGGTCAGAAAAAAAGCCGGGCGCGGGAATTCTCCCTTTCGCTACGGCTTCCGCGAACCATTCTTCATAGATGGGCTGGCAAAAATCATTCGCCAGCCATGTCCGATACATTTTGAACATCTTCCACGCTTCCAACAGCGCCCCGCGGGAAGCACTATACGACGCGTTGAAGTTCTTTACCAGCAGTTCGTAGGGGATTTCAAGGGCCGCGCCGATCTGCCGACAGATAGAAACCACGAACCCGTCAAACGCCGTGTTTGGTCGTCCGGGGTTCATATCGTGGGCTTTTTCTCCTTCGTTCAGGTCCACAATAGCGCCGGGGGCAAGTTCAATCGTGCTGTCGTCGCCTGCGTCAACCTGTGCTTCCTCTGGTATGATCTCACCGAATCCGCTATCACTGGACGCGGATTCCTTTTCGATGAAAACCGTAAACATTCCCGAAACCACCGCCGCGACAAGTTCCGCTTCGGTGTAGCGCCCCAACTGCTTCAATGATTCAATGACCGGGGCAAGGAAGGGAACGCCGCGGCGCTGTCCGATCCGCTCCCGGTTCATAACGTGGATCACATTTCGCCGCCCCGTCTTTTCTCCCCATGCTTCCACACGCACCCACCCGGTTTCCGGCTCGGAATAGGACAACGGGTGGTGTTTGCTGATATGGTATGCCACGACTTCGCCCGCATCGTTGGTTTCCACGCCGCCGATAATGTGCGGGTCAACCGTTCCGTTCGGGTTGCTCAACCTGTCCGCTTCGATCAGGCAAATTCTTAGGTCATACGGCATATTTACCCGCTTCGTCACGGGCAAGGTTGCGATAACGTCGCCGGACATCAGCCAATTCAAAAATGCAAGCTGTTGCAGTTCGTAAAAATTGTCCAGCCGCTCCAAATCGCACGCCGGGGAATCCGCCCACAAGGAAAATTCCCGCTCAATCGTGCTTTCCAACTCGCGCGCCTGCTCTTCCGGCATTCCCAATACCGCATAGTCGATTTGACTTTTCAGCCGCAAGCCGGACCCGACAACGTTTGTTCTGCACGTTTTCAGCGCGCCCGTTGCGATAGGAACGCCCATATAGAGGTCACGGCAACGCTGGCGGAGGGTGGAAAGGTTGTCCTGTATATCCTCTTTTGCGCTTCCGCCGCCGAACAGCCAGCCCGACAGGGCTTTCTTTTGCGACGCGCCGTAATTTCCGTACCCGCTGTCCACCAGCCGCAATCGCTGTCGCGCCGACGCGCGGCGCAACGCCTTTTCGGGCGATATTACGGCAATCGCCCGTTCTAACACGTTCAAGCCGCTTCACCGTCCTTTCTCATAGGTCCCGCGGGATGACACGGAACACGCGGTTTCTTCCGCCGCGCTCTTCGATATTCTCCAGCCGCTCCACCTCGTTTGTCCAATATTCGATCTGCTTCCTGATTTCCGAAAGGTTCGCTTTCGTCAGGCTCCGCGAACCGATGGTATAGCTTTGATGGGTCGTCACTTCAAGTTCGGCTTCCAGCCATGCTTCCAAGTGCTTCCGGGCAATTTCAAGCCGGGTCTGTTTTCGCCTGTTCATTTACAAAATTCCTCCGTTCGTGCGGGATCGTCTGCCGCGCTTTTTGGGCGGCGCGGCTTGCGCGGCCTGTTCCGGCTTCTTCAAAACCGGGTTCGCAATCTCTAAAGCGACGGTCGCGTAATTCCGTATGTCTAACGGCTCGTTGCGTTTATATCCGCCGTCCTTCAAGGTCCAGACGTATTGTGCTTTGCCGCGCTTGTAGGTAATCACCATTTTTTCGGCGGTCAGGCCGCGGAAGTATTCTTGCGTATATCCCCGGTCCTTGTCCTTCGGGAAATGGCAATAATTCGGCCCCTCTTCCTGCACCGCCAGCCGCTGATACAAAAGGGCCTTGCCCGTATCAACGCCCACGGTGAAAAGGGGGGCTTTAATATTGTTCGCTGTGGACGGCCTGCCGAAATACGGCACTTCCGCGCCGCCCTTGCCTTTGATCGCAAACACACGGCGCGCCGTCCGCTCTTTGCAGAATCGGTAAACCTGATTTGTGAAGTGTCCGCCGGAATCCACGCACGCGCAAATGATTTTCAGCTTGCGCCCGTCGGCGGTCGTGAACGTCTGTGAAAGAAACGTGTCCAGTTCGTCCCATACGGGCTTTAGTTTCAGGTCGCCGTAAATCACATTGTACCTGATTCCCCAGCTTTCCTTGTCAACGCCCCAGCCCACGACCTCCATTTCAAAGCGGTCATCCTGCACGTCAACGCCCGCCGTCAGCACCAGCACTTCTTCCGGGACCTCGCAATTATACTTTTCCCGGCGCTTGAAAAGGTCGTCTGTCTCGATCTGTTCGCCCTCTTCCTCCCACGTTTCGCCCATTTCGGTGTTTGTCCACGCTTTCAGAAGTTCGATATTGCCTTTCTTCTTCTCTTCGTTCGCCGTGATGAATTTTTCGACGATCTCCCGCCATTCGACGAACAGGGAAGCAAGGGCGTTCAGGTGAAACCCGCGAACCTTCCGTTCCGGGTACTTTGCGACGAATTTTCCCTTCCCGAATTGCTCCTTCCACTCCGTTTCACTGGAAACCACGCCGCACGCCGGGCAAGCGCACCCGATGTCGTCCAGCTTTTCCTTGTCAAATATGATATCCCCCCACAACAGCGGCGTATAAGCGCCGCACGCCGGGCAAGGTACGTTCCATTCTTCTTGTGTGCTGTGTTCGTACTCCACGGCGATTCTCGACGTTTCCTTGATCGTCGGCGTACTCACGCACACTTCTTTTTTGTTCCAGAAGGTCGCAAGCCGCTTTCCTGCAAGCAACAGGGGGTCGCCCTCGTTGCCCGCCGTCGCCGGGTAACGGTCGATTTCGTCCGCCAGCAGAATGCGAATAGGCCGGGAAGCAAGGGACGACGGGGAATTTGCGCCAACCATCGTCACATGACCGCCGGGGAATATCTTTTGAAGGATCGTGTTTCCGCTGTTCCGGCTCTTGTCGT